ATGTCGGCAGCAAGAGACTGAAGCTCCGCGTCTGGGAGCATCGGGAACAGGTTGGCGTATTCGTGGTGTTTCATGCGTTTGGAAAGTTGGCGCGGGCGGCTTCAATGGCTTTCAGCGCAATGGATCCTTCTCCACTGTAATCGTGGGAGAGGATGTGGATTTCGCACAAAGCGTCCATCAGCGCGGCGCGGTCGAGTTCCAGCTTTTGCGCAACGGCCCTGATTTGATAATCGTCGGCGGCATCGGTGATCGGCGTTTTCATCGTTGAGAGTTGAAGCGGGAAAGAAGGTTAAAGGCGACGATTGCGGTAATGTTAATCGCCGTAAAAATGAAGATGGCGGCAAGGATGCTCATGGCGCTGAGCGGTATCCGACTGGAAAGGATTCGTTGAAACGGCGAGTGCGGCGGCGGGCGGGTTTGCTGGATGCCTGGACGAGTAGGCTCGCGGCGTTCTCCCAAGTGGCGGCGGTGACGTAGTCGTTGTAGACCTTGGCCATTCTGGCCCGCTGGAGGTAGTCGGCCTCAAGGTTGGCGATCTGGGTTGGTGTCATGGTGTGTGTCGGTTGACAGCCGCACAATCCTCTCGACCGGCTCGTTTGACGAGAAAAAGCGTAAAGTTTATTTGTGTCATACAGCGGGAAAAACTTGACCGGCGAGCGAGGCTTACGGCGCGTAAGGGCGGAACGACTGGCAAGTTTTTTCGTCAGGTTTATTTTCGCGGGATGCGCCTTTTTTGTTGAGGCGGGACCGGCGGAGGGGTAGCGAGTCCGGCGCATGACAAATACCACTTACGACGACTTCGTTAAAACCAAGGGCCGCAAGGCAAAGTCTCAAGGCTTTGACCCGCTGCCAATCACCGCGCCTCTTTTCGACTGGCAGGCTCACGTCGTCAAGTGGGCGGTCAAGCAAGGACGCGCTGCCTTATTCGAGGATTGCGGGCTTGGGAAAACCCTCCAGCAGCTCGAGTGGGCGCATCAGGTAGCGATGCACACGGGCGGCATGGTGTTGATCCTCACTCCGCTCGCCGTCGCTCATCAGACGATGAAGGAAGCGACGAAGTTTGGAATTGCCGCCAAGGTGGTCAAAGACCAGGACGAATGCGCAGGCAGCGGAATCTTCGTCACCAATTACGAAAAGCTGGAACACTTCGACGCTTCGCAATTTGTCGGAGTCGTGCTTGATGAAAGCTCAATCCTCAAGAACTTCACCGGAAAGACCCGAAAGCTCCTGACTGATACTTTCGCCCATCATCCCTACCGGCTCTGTTGCACTGCTACGCCAGCGCCCAATGACTTCATGGAGTTTGGCCAGCACGCCGAGTTCCTTGGGGTGATGCCGTCGAATGAGATGCTTTCCCGCTGGTTCATCAACGACACGATGAACTTTGGCAGCTACCGACTCAAGGGCCACGCGGAGGCTGACTTTTGGGAATGGGTTTCGGGTTGGGCCGCTTGCGTTTCCAACCCTGAAGATATCGGCTTTGACGGATCGGCTTACGTCCTTCCTCAACTCACCATGACTCCGGTTTTCGTTGAAATTGACGAAACGGAAGGCGCTGACGACGGCGAGCTTTTCCGCAACCCGGAACTGAACGCTACGACGATTCACAGGGAGATGCGGATTTCCTGCCCGGCTCGATGCAAGGAAGCCGCGCGCATTGTGGCATGCACTGACGGGCCGGTTATTGTTTGGTGCAACACGAATTACGAAGCGGACGAGCTGCAAAGGTTGATCCCGGAAGCCATTGAGGTTCGGGGTAGTGACACCTCGGTGCAAAAGGAGTCCAAGCTGGAATCGTTCACGACCGGCTCGTCACGGGTCATCATCACCAAGCCAGGGATCGCAGGCCACGGCCTGAACTGGCAGCATTGCAGCACGGTGGTTTTCGTCGGGTTGACCTACTCATTCGAGGAGTTCTACCAGGCGCTTCGCCGGTCCTACCGCTTCGGCCAAAAGCTTCCGGTGACGGCATGGGTGATCCAAGGTCCGAATGAGCAAAGCATCCTTTCCGTGGTCAACACGAAGATTGACGCTCACCGGAAAATGCAGGTCGCGATGAAACAAGCGGCAAAATATCTCAGGAACGAAGACGACAAGCAACTGACAATGAAAACTGACATTACTACAAAAACGGGCGACGGGTGGACTGTGGCCAATGCCGATTGCGTCCGCTATGCGCGGTCGCTAGCTGACAACTCGATTGACTTTTCAATCTACTCGCCGCCGTTCGCCTCGCTCTACATCTACAGCGCCGATGCGCAGGACATGGGGAATTGTTCCAATGACGCGGAGTTTATGGAGCATTACAAGTTCCTGATCGCTGAAAAGATGAGAATCACAAAACCCGGTTGCCTTTCCGCTGTGCATTGCAAGAACCTCGTGAACTACACGAACCGGGACGGCAAGGCGGGGATGCGAGACTTTCGGGGTGAAATCATCCGCGCCCACGTTGAGCTTGGATGGGCTTACCATGCCGAGGTTACAATCTGGAAAGACCCCGTGATTGAGATGCAGCGGACAAAAGCGCAAGGCTTGCTTTACAAGCAGCTTCGCGGCAACTCGAAATACACGCGCACCGGCATGGCGGAGTATCTGATGATCTTCCGCAAGTGGGGTGATCCCGAGGAAATGAAGGAGAACCCGGTGACGCATTCCCGCGAGGATTTCCCGTTGGATCAGTGGCAGCAGTGGGCTTCTCCCGTTTGGATGGACATTCGGCAAACTAACGTCCTTAACGTGAGGGCCGCTCGATGCCCCTCCGACGAAAAACACCTTTGCCCTCTCCAGCTCGATGTCATCGAACGAGCCGTGACGCTGTGGTCAAATCCTGGCGATTTGGTTTATTCGCCGTTTACCGGCATCGGAAGCGAAGGCGTGATGTCGCTTGAGCTTGGCCGTAAGTTCACCGGCAGTGAGCTAAAAGAATCGTATTTCAACCAAGCTTCGCAAAACCTCGCAAACGCCAAGTCGCAGTTGACGCTGCTCTGATTTCCCCATGCCGACCTGAGCATGTCGAGAAACTGCTCGCTTACCCATCAAACAAAATGAACCGCACAAAACAAATCAAACACTGGCAAGGCATCATCGAAACCCTGACAGCCTCATACAATCGCTTAGACGATGCCTGCAACGCAGCGATCAAGGCCGGGTGCATGGACACCGAGGGCGAGCTGCACGAATCCATCTGGGGCGCATTTGAAGACGCCGTGCAAATCATCGACCCGGACGGCTGGCTTGACTGGTGGCTGTGGGACAACGGTCGCGGCGGGCACGGAATGCTGGCCGGCGCGAACGGCAAGAAGGCGAAGCCGGTCAAGACGGCAGTTCAAATGGCGCGAGTGATCGTCGATTTTAAGCACGAGCCATGAGTCACCTATCCCGATCCCTAGCCGTGATCCTGGCCGGCCATCCACGGCTCGCTAATCTGATATTCAGAATCCTGAGCCACATCGAACGCAAAAAACCATGAACGATCAACCAACCGGCATCGAAGCCCAGGTCTGCGCGGACATCGCGGCACGGCAGCGGATCGGCATTGCCAAGTATGGAATGACGCTCGCGCAAAACGATCTAGAATTGCGGGCGAGACTGCAACACGCCTACGAAGAATGCCTAGATCAAGCCTGTTATTTGAAGTGGGCGATGGAAAAACTGCCTACTGCTTCCAACGATTGCGCAGAAACTTGATTCTTTTCTTGCGGAAATCATCCGGCGGGGTAGGTTCACCGCATGTCGAACGCAACGCTCCACTTCCACTCCGCCGCCGCCAAGTCCGCCTTCATCGCTCGCAACAAAGTTTCGGCTGTTGAAATCATCAGTGAAACAAGCGCGAGCATCACAATCCTTACCGACGAGGATTTCTCCAATTCGGTTTTTGTCTTTCAAGTCACAAAACCATGAAGCTCCCACCCAGCCCGCCGCTAACCACGGCGGGCTTTTCTCCCATGAAGCTCATCCTAATCCTGGCCGCCCTCTACGCCGCCCTTGTCGCAATCAACCACCTCAACCCCGGACCCGGTGACGCGGATGTTCGCGGGCCAGCAACCATCGTCGAGCCATGACCGCCAGCCCCATCACCGACGCGCTCCGTGCCAACGTGGCCGGCGCAAAGTCCAAAGCGGGCCGGAAGCTCGCGGAGGAGGAGCTGGCGCGGTGGCTGGCGCGGAAGGAGCGCAAGCCGCACGCGCCATCGCCGTTCTCGCGGTTTGTGGCGAATCTCGAGAACGATCAAGTGGAGGCACGCCGAAAATGAAGCCCCAACTCGCCACCGACGTTATCGGCGTTGCCCTTCCGCGCCTTGTTGTGCATCTAGATTTGTTCAGTGGCATCGGCGGGTTCGCGCTTGCGGCTCAGATGGTGGGCGGAATCCAAACGGCGGCATTCTGTGAGATCAATCCCTATGCCGTAAGGGTGCTGCAAAAGAACTTCCCAGGTGTGCCAATACACAACGACGTAAAGACTCTGAAACCAAACAACTATGGACGAATTGACCTTATTACCGGCGGATACCCTTGCCAACCTTTCAGCCACGCCGGGGAGCGAAAAGGCGCGGATGATGACCGTCACCTCTGGCCGGAAGTGCGCCGAATTATTGAGGAGTGCCGACCTCGCATGGTGCTCTGTGAAAATGTTGCTGGTCACATCACACTGGGCCTCGACCAAGTGCTTTCTGAATTGGACTCCATCGGCTACTCCTGCGGGGCGACCGTGCTTCCGGCTTGTGCCGTGGATGCCAGTCACCGAAGGGATAGGGTGTGGATTCTGGCCCACGCCAGAGGCATTGTGCCACAAGACGGATGTAGCGAACCTGGAATATCTTCAAAGGAGGAAGCGCATTGGGAAGCAACTTGGGACAACGGGCGAGGTGATACTGGCGCACGGTGGGAAGGCGAAAACGAATATCCGGTGGATGGAATGGCTCATGGGATACCCAGTCGGGTGGACAGATTGCACGGACTTGGAAACGCCATCGTGCCGCAAGTCGCCGCCGAAATCCTCCGATGCATGATGCGCGTCGATTCTTTGCACAACACCACTGACAACCCGCCGCGCTAGCGGTCGAGTTCGTCGCCCGTGGCGTCAGGCGGTCAGGTAGTCGCAAATCCCGGTAGCCATCGCTTCAGCCATCGCGGAAACGCTGGAGGATGCCGTTTGCCACTCCTGCGCGTTGTCGCCAAAAAATGGCTCCGCGATGACTGCAGGGCAGTGGGTTAGCTTCAGGAACTCGCCACCCCGCTCGCCACTGACCTTGGCTTTGATGCCGCGATTGACGGAAAGCGGAAAGGCTTCTTCGTATGCCCCGCGCAATGCGGTCGCTAGCGCCTTGCCGCCCTTAGATGTTTGCCAGAAAAGCCATTCATGGCCCTTCGCGGTGCCTGTGGCTGCATTAAAGTGGCATTCAATGGCTAGAGTCGCCCCCTTGCCTTTAATCTCGCTCGCCAGCCAGCGCATGGAGTCGGTGTAGCCACTGCCACGATAGTCGTCGATCACGAACGATTGCACGCCCTTTTCGCGCAGGATGCGGTCGATCTGAAACGCGAGGTCACGGTTAAACGTCCACTCC